GACAGGACAACCAAAGGTGGATGAGTCTACCCTTAAGGATGTGTATATACCAGAAGCCAAGCTGATTGCTAGGTATCTGATGCTACAGAAGAGACAAGGACAGATAAGCTCTTGGATTGACGAGTACAACCACGATACTGGGAGAATACACTCAAGAGTACACACTATGGGCACTGTCACGCACCGTATGTCCAGTAGTAACCCTAATTTACAGCAGGTTACTGCAAGTGGCAAGGAATATGGTAGTGAAATGCGTAGCCTATTCATTGTACCAGAAGATAAGGTACTAGTAGGTGCTGACCTATCAGGATTAGAATTGAGATGTCTCGCCCACTATATGAAAGATGATGATTATACTAATGAGATACTTAGTGGTGACATACATACAGCTAATCAAAAAGCGGCAGGTCTAAAGACAAGAGATGAATCAAAGCGTTTCATCTATGCCTACCTGTATGGTTGCGGAGACCTGTTGATGGGTAAGATATGTGGTGGTAACAGAGGATTAGGCAAGAAGATTAAGGCAGAGTTCTTAGCTAACACACCTGCACTTGCCAACTTAAGAAAGAGGATAGAGATTGCTAGTCGTAAGGGATACATCAAGGCACTCGATGGTCGTAAGGTTTATGTCAGGAGTTCACACTCGGCACTAAACTTTCTACTTCAAAGTGCAGGTGCAATAATTGCTAAGAGAGCTTGGGAAATATTCCACGTTCTTGCAGATGATTATGAGTATAAACAACTCGGTGTTATACACGATGAAATACAGATAGAGTGTGACCCGATGGACTCAGCTACACTAGGTCAGTTGCTTGTTGATGCTATGGAATGCACAACAGAATACTATAAACTAAACTGTCCAATAACAGGGGAGTATAAGATAGGGAGGAGTTGGAATGAAACACATTAAAATTTTTAAAGAAGATATTGAACTGGCTAAAAAAATGTCATCTGATATGGGTACTTTAAATAATTCTATTACGAGAGGACAAGGAAATATTATTGGATTTTTGGGAGAGATTATTGTTGCAAAACATTTAGATATAATTCAAAAAAATACATATGATTATGATTTAATATTTAATAATAAAAAGATAGATGTTAAAAGTAAAAAAGTAACTACACCACCCAGAGAATACTATGAATGTTCAGTGGCTGCATTAAATACAAAGCAGAAGTGTGATTTATATGTTTTTACTAGAATTAAAAATGACTTTTCAGAAGGGTGGATACTTGGATATTTAGAAAAAGAAAAGTATATGAATAATTCAAAGTTTTTAAAGAAAGGAAGCGTAGACCCTGATAACAATTGGACAGTGTTGACAGATTGTTATAATCTTCCTATAAATAAACTGAAAAGTATAGAAGAATTGAAGAGATAAAAGTTGGACTGACACACACCAACTTGTGGTAAAATAGGAGGTTCAAAATTTCAATAAGAGGGAGGAGTCTATGAAGAAAATAGACACAGTAGTACAAGATGTTTATGATGTTATGAAGTCGAAGGATTATACTGGAGACTTAGGTTCAATCGCTATGGTTGCTGGCAGAGAAGTTGAAGATGCTATCAAGGAAGCCTTTGAACCAAGACAGCAAAATGGAAACTTGCGTATGTCTACGATAGGCAAATGCGAGAGAGCACAGTGGTATAATTGTCACGGACATACACCTGAAGAGTTAAAGGGTGAAGTGTTCTTGACTTTCTTGCAAGGACATATACTAGAGTCAGTGCTTGTTGCTCTACTTAAACTATCTGGTCATAAGGTAGAAGACCAACAGAAGAAACATACACTTGAAGGTATCAATGGCTCACAAGATTGTACGATAGATGGTGAGTTGGTAGATATTAAGACAGCGAGTGCTTGGTCTTGGGATAACAAGTTCAAAGAGAATGGTATGTCTGATGATGCGTTTGGTTATATCAAACAGCTATCTGCATATGGCAAGACAGATGATAGAAAGCACGGATACTTTCTTGCTTTTAATAAGAATAAATCAACACTTAAACTATGTAAGCAAGACCTTGAACAAGACATAGATACTTATGTCGTTGATTTAAAATCTAAGATGGAGTCTGATACACCGCCTATGAGACTGGCTAATGCAACAACTTGGAACAAAGCTAAGACAGAAGAGAAGTTGTGTATGACCTGTGCTTTTTGTGGATTCAAGGAGGATTGCTTTGGTAAGTTAGATGCAAGACCAATACCATCAGGCAAGATAACTAATTACTTCGTTACAGGAGCAGACTTTTGAGACAACTTCCAGAACTAAAGGCATACATCTCAGCAACATATGATGTGTGCCTTATCTGTGATGAATTAGAAATTGAACCAGAGGAATTACTTGATGCTTTTGAGAAGAGGTTGATTGAAAAAGCAGACAGATTCCTAGAGGATTTTGAGGAGAAGATGTAGTGGATAATGTTTACTATTTAAGTGGTGCTTTTATTCTTATAGGTGCAGGGTTTGTTTGGTGGTCAAACAAGAGAGCATATGAGAAAGGTATCACGACTGCTGTACTACTACACAGACAGGGTAGATTAAAGTACAAAGATTATGATGATGAGAATGGTGTTGGTATGGTGGATATTCAAATCGCACCTGATGAAGACTAAGAGACACCCAATAAAAAACAAACTAAAGTATGCCTTAAGGTACGACAGACTATGGCATACTAAAAAAATTATAGACAAGAAGAAAGAGAATAAGAAGAGAGGAGATTATCTTGAAGAAACTACCGAATGACTATCAGAATTTTATAGCACTGAGTAGGTATGCTAGGTGGTTGCCGGAAGAGAAGAGAAGAGAGACTTGGGAAGAGACTGTTGCTAGGTACTTTGACTTCTTGGAAGAACACCTTAAAGAAAATACCAATCAAGAGCTAGTGCCAAAGACTAGAAAGATATTAGAGAAGGCTGTACTGGATTTAGAAGTTATGCCTAGTATGAGAGCCTTGATGACAGCAGGTAAGGCATTAAAGGACAATCATATAGCAGGATATAACTGTGCCTACCTTAGTGTAGACCATCCTAAAGCATTTGATGAATGTCTATACATTCTTATGCACGGTACTGGTGTAGGATTTAGTGTTGAGAGACAGCACATACAAAAACTACCAGATGTACCAGAAGAAATATTTGATGTTGAAGATGTAATAGTAGTAACAGATTCTAAGGAAGGTTGGCAGTCAGCCTTTAGAAAACTAATAAGCTACTTATATAATGGTGAGTCACCAGAATGGGATACATCTAAGGTCAGACCTAAAGGTGCTAGGCTTGCTACATTTGGTGGCAGAGCCAGTGGACCAGAGCCTTTGATTGATTTGTTTATGTTTGCTACACAGTTATTCAAAGAAGCGGTAGGTCGTAGGCTGACATCCTATGAATGTCACAGACTGATGTGTAAAGTTGCAGAGATTGTAGTGGTAGGTGGTGTGCGTAGGTCAGCACTAATCTCACTATCCAATCTAACTGATGAGCGTATGCGTGGTGCTAAGACTGGACAGTGGTGGATAGACACACCAGAGATGGCACTGGCAAACAATAGTGTATGCTATACAGAGAGACCTGATATGGGTATCTTTATGAAGGAGTGGCTATCACTCTATGATTCTAAATCAGGTGAGCGTGGTATATTTAATAGAGAAGCAGCGATTAAACAGGTAGCCAAGTCGGGCAGACGTGATATAGAACAACAGTTTGGATGTAATCCCTGCTCAGAGATTATACTAAGAGATGGACAGTTCTGTAACCTAACAGAAGTTGTGATTAGAGCAGAGGATACACACAAGGACATACTTAGAAAGGTCAGGTTAGCTACTATACTTGGTACATTCCAAGCATCACTGACTAATCTAAGAAGATTAAGAAAGAAATGGACTATCAATACAGAAGAAGAAGCACTACTGGGTGTGTCTCTTACTGGTATTATGGACAATCCATTTATGAATGGTAGTACAGATAGAGGTATGTCGGAGTGGATGGGTGGCATAAACCTACCTGACTACCTAATAAAATTAAAGAAAGAATCAATCAAGGTTAATAAGGAATGGTCAAAGATGTTAGGCATCAATCCTGCTACTGCTATTACTGCTATTAAACCTAGTGGTACAGTAAGTCAGTTAGTAGATTCGGCATCTGGCATACACCCTAGACATCATAGTCATTACTTGCGTAGAGTAAGAGCAGACATTAAAGACCCTATCGCACAGCTAATGAAAGATGAGGGTGTACCATATGAACCTGATGTTATGAAACCTGAGAGCGTTGCAGTATTTACATTCCCTATGAAAGCACCAGAGGGTGCAATCCTTAGAGATGATAGGACTGCAATAGAACAACTGGAACTCTGGCTTATATACCAGAGATATTACTGTGAACACAAGCCTAGTGTCACTGT